TTTATCGTGATGGCGAGGCGTTTATAAAACTACATAAAGGAGATACGCTTAAAATCGAGCTAATAGACGCCGAGGATATAGACAATGACCTAACCAACGAGGGCAAGCATATATATTATGGCATAGAATACGACGCTGAGCGAGAGATGACACCAAAAGCATACTACCGCTTACTAAAAAGCGGTAAATATGAAGTGATCCCAGCAGATGAGATCCTACACATTAAAAAATCATCACTTTCAAAGCAAAAAAGAGGCGTAAGCAAGCTAGCAAGTGCGATCTTTGACACTCACAGCAAAGACAAACTAAAAAAAGCAGAGCTTGACCGCGCAAGGCTTGCAAGCGAGCTAACTGGGTTTTTTACTCACAAAGATGAGGGATCACTACTCGGAAATGTCGAGTATGGAGACGATGGCGAGATAAGACAAAAAGAGATAAATTTGCCTGAGAGTGTGCAGACTGGCACATTTACCTTTTTAGAGGATGGTATCACTCCACAATTTGTAGAGCCACACAATCCTATTAATATGGAGTATTTCTTAAAAAGCACCGATAGGGATGTGGCTCGCTCGCTAGGGCTTAGTTACTCCACTTATACTGGCGATTTAAGAGAGGTTAATTATAGCTCAATACGACAAGGCACAATCGCAGAGCGCCGAAATTTTAAGAGGATACAAAATTTCATAAAGCGTAAATTTCACGACAACATTTTTAAAAGATGGTTGGAATGCGAACTAATCGCAGGGCGTATCAAGCCAAGCGACTATAAGCAGCTAATAGGACACTTTACTTTTAAATCCCAAGGCTGGGAGTATATCGATCCAGTAAAAGAAGTAAATGCAAACAAAATCGCAATTAGTGCAGGATTTAAGACAATAACCGAAGTTTTAAGAGAGAAAGGCGTCGAACTTGATGATTTTATGGATGAGTTAGAAAAAGAAAAAGAGCTAGTGGAGAAGCTAAGAGAAATAAAAATTTTAAAAGGAGAAATTGATGAACAAGATCAATCTACAAAATGAGGATCTATCTAAATTTAAAGCCGTTTTAGCAGATAACGCGATAAACGACGAAGCCAAGACTATAAGCTTTTTGGCTTTAAGCCACAACAATTTACATAAACGTAGCTCATTTTTTGGCGATGAGTATTATCTAAGCGTGGATTTAAGTGGCGTGAAATTTGAAGCTACTACGCTATATCTAGATCATGATGTAAGTTTTGAAAATGCTATCGGTAAGATCATAGATACAAAGCTAGACGATAAGGGCTTTAAAGTAATCGTGCAGTTTAACGATGAAGTAAGTCAAAGCCGTGAAGCATACGCAAAATTTAAAGCAGGCTTTAGTGATAGCGTGAGCGTAGGATTTAAGAGCTACGAGCTAAAAGAGTGCGAGCCGATAGGTGGTATCGAACACTTTGAGATAAAAAATGGCGTAATAAATGAGCTTAGTGCTGTGTGGCAAGGAGCTGATCCAAATGCGAAAGTGGCAAACTTTGCAAAAGAGCAAGAAAAACCAAAAGTACAAGAACAAGAGATACAAAAAGAAGATAAAAAGACGGAATTTAAAGCCGAGAAAAAAGACGAAACAAAAGAGATCATCGAGTTAGCCGAAATTTTAGGCAAACAAGCCGAAGCACTAGAGGCGATAAAAAACAAGATAAGCTTTAGTGAATTTAGTAGCAAGATAAAAGAGCAACAACAAAAAAACAACGACATAAAGGAGTTTAACATTATGAAAAGAGAAAATACACAAGAATTCAGCCTTGCAAATATAATCAAAAGTGCAGGCAACATTAATGCTGATTTAGGCTTTGAAGTAGAGAACTTTTTTAACAAAAGTAACGGCCGCTTTATTTTGCCATCTGATTTTGGTGTTAGATTTAGTGATGCTATCACAACGACAGCAAAGGCAGCAGGCGCGATCTCAACTGATTTTAGAGATGATTTGCTAATCGAGGAGGTAAAAACCGAAAGCCCACTTCTAAGTGAGTGTACTTGGCTTGATGGTTTAAGCCAAAGAGTAGAAATCCCACGCAATAACTCAAACATTACCGCTGATTTTGTAGAGGAAGGAAAAGGCAAGGATAGTCAAAATCTAGCATTTGATAAGATTATTCTTGAGCCACATACCTTGCTTGCAACTATTAGGATTACAAGAACGATGATGAATATGTCAGCTTTTGGATTAGAGAGCTTTGCATATAAAGCAATGAAATTTGCGATCCGTAAAAAGCTAGAGGAAGCGATCCTTTATGGCAAAGGTGTAATCAAAGGTATTTTTGAGATAAGTGGAATGCCAAGTATTACAGGGTATATGACTGCTCCAACACTAGAAAAGACTTTGAGCTTTGGCGATACACTGGAAAACAACAACGGTAATATTGCAAACGCTAAATTTGCTCTAAAAAATAGTGATGTAAGCAAACTAAAAGCAACAGCAAGAGGCGTATCAAATGAAAAAATGCTAATTGAAGAGCTAGGAAATCTACAAGGCTACCCATACTTTACAACGCAACTTATCAAGGGTGGTGATGTAGTATTTGGCGACTTTAAAGACATCTTTATCGGCTCATTTAAGGGTATTGAGCTACTAACTCATAATGAGCGTGGTGGAGATGTAATACTTGAGCTATATCTTGATGTAGATGCCAAACTAGCACGTGAAAAATCATTCGTAATCTCAAAAACAAGTGAATAAAAATGTCAAATTTTGCAAAATCTATGCAAATTTTAATGAGGCTTGAATTTAGTAATCCAAGCCTTACCTTGCATAAGAACGAAACCGAAAACGGCTTAACATTTTTTGGGATTTATGAGTGTGCTCATCATGACTTTAGAGGATGGGAGCTTGTAAAACAAGTACTAAAAGGCAAAAGCTTAAAAGAAGCTAGCGTTATACTTTATAACAATAGAGATCTTGTGGCTTTAGTCTATGAGTTTTATAAAAAAGAGTTTTGGGATAAGATGCGACTTGATGAGGTAGAAAGCGACTTAAAAGCTAGCGAAATATTTATTTTTGGCGTAAATGTGGATACTAAGCCAGCAGTTAGAGTCTTACAAAGGCTTTTAAATGTGACAGTTGATGGTGTTATGGGCGCTCAAACATTAAAGGCGCTAAACGCATACGACGAGGATAAATTTAACACCGATTTTGATAGTTATGAGATCGCATACTACGCAAATTTAGTCAGCCAAAAACCAAAATTTAAGGTTTATGCTAATGGCTGGAAAAATAGAGCTTTAGCAGTCTAAATTTAATAAAAAGGATAAAAAATGAAGTATCAAGTACTCTATGACACAAGAATATCAACAAAAAACTATAAAGAGGGCGATGAGATAGAATTCGCAGATGGCACGGATGAGCTTTTTATAAAAAGACTCATTGATATTAAGTGTATCGAGCCAGTAGCAGGCAGTGAAAAGCCAAAAGAGCCTAAAAATCAAAGAGGTACAAACGTAAAAGAGCAAGAAAAGGCAGCAAAACAACAAGCCAAAGAGCAAGAAAAGGCAGCAAAACAACAAGCCAAAGAGCAGGAAGGACAAGGCAAAAAACAAGCAGATGAAAGCGATGATGGCTTAGGCGTTGATCTAGACGGCATCGAGGGTTAAAATGCTTAATATGCAGATGGTAAAAAGAGACGTAAAGAGCCTTTTTGCAAAAACAAACGCCACTTTAACAAAAGATGATATAGTGCTAAATTGCCACTTCAACAAATACACTAAAGTGATCTTTGATGATGGAGCAGTTGCAACGCAGACAACGGCGCTAATTAGCGATAACGATGGTATAAAGCTAAGAGTTAAAGATGAGGTAATGATAAACGAACAAGGTTATGTTATTACCAAAATCGAGCTTGAAAACCAAGTCACAAAACGGCTGTATCTAAAAGAGGCATAAAATGCAAAGAGAAACAATTATAAACGATCTTTTTACCCTGCTTAAGCCACTTTGCAAAAATGTGGAGCTTTTTTTAACTCCAGCTTTTGAGCGTAAAGACCTACCCATAATTATCATAAAAGACACCGACGACACTATCGAAAACGATGCATTTGTTAGCATCTCGCACGCTCTAAGTGTCGAGATACGGATGATAACAGCAAAATACAACGCATCAAATGAGATAATAAAGTCCGTTTTGAATGCATTAAAAGAGTATAAAAGCAAATTTCTAAAGATAGAGCAAACGAGCCTAAATCGTGAGAACTTTGAACTATACGATGATGAGTATATCCTAAGTACGATTACTCTAAAAATTTATTATAAAAGTGAGCTTTGGGAAGCATGAGAGAGCTATTTTTAGGAAAAATCTGCGAGGTTAAAAACGAGCTTGTAAGGGTTGATTATTTAGACACTATAACGCCTTTTATACCCTACTTACAATTTGCAAATTCATACAAAAGAAGCTTTACGCCGCCACGAGTTGATGAGCAAGTTATGCTCGTGGATTTTGGTGGAGCAAAGATCGCGATAGGTAGCTTTTTAAATGCAAGTTTTAGCGTGCCAAGTGGTGCAAGCACAACAAAAGAAGTGAGCCAATACGAGGATGGTACGATAATAAGCTACGACACTTCAAGCTCAACACTTGAAATCACAAATCCAAAAGTGATAAACATAGTGGTACAAAACGATATAAATGTGACTTGCAAAAATGCAAATTTAACTGCACAAAATACCACCATAAAAAGCCCTAATGTGCAAATTTTAGGGAACACAAACATACAAGGCGCGATCACCACATCAGGGGACGGTGGCGGAAGTGGCGAGTTTAGTATCAATGGGAATTTGAAAATAAAAGGCAATCTAACCACAACTGGCAACATAACCGACGCAAGAGGTGATCTAACTGGCCACAAACACAATGACACCGACGGTGGCACATCACTACCTAGATAATTCTTTGAGCTTTCTAAAATCAGAGGGGCGAACTACATCTTTATTGATCCAAAGCCCTTTCTTAAGCAGCTGCGCGTTTTGCTGAAAGGCAACATAATCTTTTGAAAATTTATCATACGCCCACGCATAGCCATCAATAACCATTTGAGCGTTTATATCTTGATCGCCATTATACAAAACAGCCAAAATGCGCCCATATTTGTCTTTACCTTTTGCGTTGATATTCAATGATTTATTTGAAATTAGATCGATTAAGTGGCGCTTTGAGGCTTTGCCAAATAGCTGCTTTAGCTCTGGTGCATCAATACCATAAAGACGAATTTTGATCTTTTCTTTTTGGCTAGTTAATGCAGTGATAGTGTCGCCATCATAAATTTTAATAATTTTAATTGGATCGGCGAACAAAATAGATATAAAAAGCAAAAATATATAAACAATTTTCATTTAATCCCCTTGTAAATTTTTGCCTATACCTTTTCATATAATCAAAACAAAAAGGGCAAAAATGCATCAAATCGAAGTAGAAGAAAACTTAAGACGTATTTTTATCACAAACAAATATACAAAAACCTTACGCCCTCTTTTTGGCCTTAATAGGCATATTGATAAGAGCGCCGATCTTTATAATCTGCTAGCACTAAAAGAGGACATCATAGAGCAGATCAAAAATCACGAGCCAAGAATAAAACCTGATAGCATAAGCTTTGAAGACGATAACGGCTCCATAATCTGCGAAATCTCATATACACAAGATAAAGAAGCTAAATTTCTAAGGCTAAATATATGAAAGTGCCAAATTTTATAAAGCCTCTTGATATAGACAAGGAGCGAGAAAGTATCATAAATGAGTTTAGGGTAAGGAGTGGAAAACTAAACTATAAACCGCTTATCGGCGATGATTATATGACGCTTATAGATATATTTTTGTTTAAGCTCAATAACTTTATAGAACGTACAAATGTTAAAATTTCTCAAAATTACTTACTTTTTAGCCAAGGTGAGTATCTAGATGAGCTTGTAAAGCTAATAGGTATAAAAAGAAATGAAGAGATAAAGCCAATCGCAAAGGTTGAGATAAAAGTAAATAGCTCAACATTTCTAAGTAAAGGTACTAAATTTACAGACACCAAAGGGCATTTTGCCTATCTGCTAAAAGATACATATATAAGTGATACGGCGATAGTTGAGATCGAGGCAGCGGACTATTTTAAAGAGCCTTACGAGACTACAACGCTTGAAATACCAAACATCTATATAACCGAAATAAACATAAAAGAGCCTTTTAGTGGTTTTAAGGCAAGAGAGAGCGACGAGGAGTTAAGAGAGCGATTTTTACTGGCACTTCATCGTTTTAGCACAGCAGGAAGCGAAAAATCATATCTTTTTCACGTCTTAAGTGTCGAGGGTATAAGCAAAGCAAGCGTATACCAGTTAAGTGCTGGAGTAGTGCAAGTGATATATTTATCAAAATTTGATCCACAAATAGCTAAGGAAAAGATCAAAGAGGCGCTAAAAGACAAAATCCCACTAACTGATAATGTACGTATAAAAGAGGCAAATAAAGTTAGTCTTGATCTAGTTATCGAGATCGCACCAAAGCAAAATTTTATGTTTAATGAAATTTTAGCGAATGCAGATTTTAGGCTAAAAGAGTTTTTTAACACGCTAAAGATTAATGAAACACCACACATCTCGCAGCTCATTGAAGTAGCTTTTGATGAAAATACTGCATCCGTTGAGGTAAAAACGCCGATACCAACAGCCGACCGAGATAGCATAATTATTTTAAACTCACTTCAAATAAATAAGGCTAACCATGCTTGATTTAAGAGCCTATAATGATGTACTTTTTAGAGTTGATGAAGTTTTTTCGTCAAAAATGGATGAGTATTTAGCCTTTGATGAGCGATTTTTCTATAACCAAACCGATCTTAATCGCCCATATTTAGCTCATCAATTTGATACCGAGCCAAAAAGTCTAAGTATAGATGAGACAAAAGAGCTACTAAAAGCACCGCTTAAAACATACTTTTTTGAAGGAACAAGTGAGAGCTTAGAATCTGGATTAAAGGCTTATTATAGCGGTGCAAGTACAAAACAGTGGAGTGAATACGGCGGTGAGCCATACCATTTTAAACTTATTTTGGATGCAAGCAAAGGGCTAAGTAAAGAGCAAGTAGCAAAGACCGATAAATTAATCAAAACCTATAAAAACGTGCGTAGCGTATATGATGGAGCAAGCATAAAAGCGACTGCTAGCATAAATTTAAAGGCTTACTCCTACACATTTAGCGGAGAGAACATAAGCGTAGATCCTTATGTGGTTTCAAATATAAGCCAAAGAACAAGCTTTAAAGTAGGAGCTACTACGCAGATAAACGAGATCATAAGCATACCAATCGATGCAATAAGAGTTTTAACAAGATAAAGGACGGATAAATGAAGCAATACACACTTTTAACAGCTAGTGGCATAAACAAACTTTTAAAAACCGCTAGCGACGGATCAAAGATCGCATTAAAAGAAGTTGTAGTAAGCGATTACGAAGGAGAACTAAGCGAGCAGACCACATCAATACCAAATGAGAAATATAGAGGAGCAATAAACGCCGTAACGATAGACGAGAGTGATAGCAATATTCTTGATGTTGATGCGGTAATACCGCCTGAAGTTGGCGGATTTTACATAAAAACGGCTGGCATATACTGTGATGATGGCTCACTCTTTGCAGTGGCAAGACTAGCAGATACTTATAAGCCACTTTTAAACGAGGGGTCAAGCAAGGACATCACATTAAATTTTAAACTCCAAATCGCAAATGCGAACGAGAGCATCATTTTAAAGGTTGATAACAATATAGTGCTAGCAACCAGAAAATGGTGCGAAAAGATGTTTCTTAAGATAAAAGACAAGATAGACGCATACACCAAGCAAGAAAGCGATAACACATTTGCTCTAAAAACTGAGTTACAAAAAGCTATACCAGTCGGAAGCTATCTTTTATATAGCTCAAACACAAATACTCCAGATGGATTTTTACGTTGTGACGGATCAGCCCTTGACAAAAACACATACGCCGCACTCTTTGCAGTGATCGGCTACACATACGGACGAAGCGGCGATAAATTCTTGCTGCCAAACTTTAGCGATGGCAAATTTATGCGTGGCATTGGTGGCAATGCTGCGGATATTGGTACAGCTCAACAAGACGCATTCCAAGGACACTTTCACGCTTGGAGAGATAATGCGTCCGAAGTTGGCTGGACTTATAACGTTGTAGGCAATACCTCAAATAAGCCAGGAACTAGAAAAAATAATAGCATTGTTTCAGAACCTACATCAGATGGTAAAAATGGCGAACCTAGAACTGCAAACGAAACAAGGCCATACAATATGGCCGTAGTTGTATTGATTAAATACTAGGAGTAATAATGAAAATTTATATCTATGACACACAAAACAACGAGTATCTATACGAGACAGAAGCACAAATAGATCCACTACTATTAAGTAGTAAAGGTGAAACGATCTACCTAATGCCACCAAACGCAACACAGATCGCCCCAACTGAGCCAAAAGCTGGTTACGCAAACGTTTTTACT